CCAATATAATCTGTTCCTATTACAGTATTCCAGTCAATTGGTTCAACAGTTGCACCGATGTTTGCTATTTCAGCACTAATAACACCACCAAGACCTTCAAAACGGTTTTGGATAGCATCTTCACCAAAACTTGTGATATAATCCCAAATCTCGCCAATCTGGGCACCTGCTCTACTAGCAAATGCACCGATAACTTGCAATGCACTGCTGAATGCTTGCGCAAAGAATGCTGGAACATTGCGTAGGTTATTCCAGATCATCTGGAAGAAGCCCCATACAACGCCAATCATTTTGTTAACAATGTCTTTAACAGTGCTTAAAACACCACTAAAGCGTTCAGCAAAGTAATTGTAAACAGTACCAAGTCCGCCTGCAATTGTATCAAATGCATAATTGAAACTGTCAATCATCCATTGTGCAGCACCTTTGAATAGTTCAGTTAATCCCCACCAACTTGCAGCAACGATTTCACCAACACTTGCGCTTGTTGATCCTAAATCAATCATTGCATCACGGAAATAATACAATCCACTTGCTACGGCTGTACCAATTGCTACTGGAATACCAAGCCATGGCGCCAATAGCATGGGTCCTAATCTTGCGAGAATGCCGCCCAAACTGCTGAGTGCGCCACCTATAATAGGTATCTCTCTAACAAAGTCCTTGAATAACTTTCCAAGTTTAACCCACATTGATTGTGTGGCGGCTGCTTTTACACCTAAATCTGCTGTTGCTACGCCCATACCTCTAGCTGAAACAGTAAATGCTTCTCCTACTTGTGACAATGATTTGGTATCTCGTGTAACACGCTGCACAATTTGTTGGAAGTCACCCAATATTTTAACACCCAGGAAGGCAATTAGTGAAGCACGAATAACTTCCATGTTTTTTGAAATAATGTCTAGGCCATTTCCAATAAGGTGTATTGAATCAATTAATGCACTTCCAAGTTTACCACTTAATGATGCAACTAATTCTTGGTGACTGTTTAACCAATCGGCAGTTAAATCAGCAGCCTGTTTTAGTGCTGGTGCTAAATTTTGACCAATTGTAACACTGGTTGTAAACAATGCACCCTGCAGGTTACTGATACTCTGGTTTAATGAATCAGCGTTATTTGCGGCTGCACTACCAAACTTACCACCCGCTTCACCCAGTGCTTGCAATTGACGCACAAGATCAGCACTACTACTGGCAATGATGCTTTGTCCGTTGCCAATATCAGCAACAAACTTGCCGTTCTCTTTGCTTACTTTAATGCCAAATTCTTTTAGGCGTTCAAATTCACCAGTTAGTGCATCTGCTACGGCTTCACCAAGTTGTGTTAGGCTCTTACCATTTGCTGTTGCAATGTTACTGAACGCTGTTAGTGCTTTACTGCTGGTATCAACACCAGTTCTTGTAAAGATTGTAAATGCTTGTGTGATATCGTCCAAGTCTTGTGGTAGACTATTTGCAAGGCGCTGCAAACGATCCAATTCGCTGTTTGCTCGTTCCTGGCTACCCAAGTATGTTCTTAATACTGTGTTATAGCGTTCATAAGCACGGTATTGATTAATAATACCACGGGCAACGGTGCCCGTGGCTAAACCTGCTAGGGTTCCTACAACTGCGCGGCCTCTGCTATTGATTTCGCCCAATTGGCGTTCAATGTTGCTAAGTGTTCGGCCTGTGCGGTCGTTTGCGTAAATGTCTATATCATATGATGCCATCAGCGTTGTTTCCTTTTGGCTAACTCAGCCTTGTATTCGTAATATTTAGCCCAAGCACGGATTTCAATTGAACTTACGGTATGCATAAGTTCAACCACTGGCATCTGGAACTGTTCTGCTAACTGGAACAAGAAGAAAATCTCCTTGTCCTTGATTAGTTTCCCAGGTCAGCTTCAGCAACACCTGTGTCATTCATAGCGTTAACTACTTTGAGGATAACTGCTGGGTCAACCTCGTTCATAAGTGTTACTTTGTCTGCACTCTTGAAAATGCGCTTGCCATCAGCATCACATGCGCGGTTGATTAGTGTTTCAACTAGTGCTTCAACCATCTTACCTTCACTGTGGAGTTTGATGACATTTTGTTCCTGGGCAAAACTTGTGGCTGGTTTGAAGTAGATTGTGGTGCTCCACTCTGTAACTTCTACACTCTTCATGCTTTGCGCTAGAATATCTTTAAAATGTGATGTTGCGTTTGTTAATACTGAACTCATTGGGGTTTCCTTGTTTTGTTGAATGCAGGGTCAATAATACCTTGTGGTGCTTGCCTGCTGCTGCCCTCTTCTAGGACGCCAATATATGGAACACGGTTACTTGCTAGCGGATATTTGCTGCTTTTACCAATGTTGCCAGTATACTTATTAGTCCATCCGCGGCGGGCTGTTCCGCTCCTTACTGGTGTTTCACTCTTTAAATTATCCACGAATTCACGATTGAATCGTGAAAAATCATGGCCAAACTCCGTTTGCAACTCACGAATGGTTCCTTTGGGTGTTTTGGCCATGATCTATGTTTACCTTAAATTAAACTGTTTCAGCGCGAACTAGTGCGCCTGTGCCTTGGAAACTTACTGAACCTTCGACATTGCCTTCTGTTTCAGCAGTGATTTCGATTGATGTTACGATAACACTTCCTGAAATCTTCCAAACGCCAGTGCCTTCACCTTCTGGATAGACTTCTAGTGCGTATTCTGTGCCTACTACTAGATCGCCATCCTGACGGTTCCAGACGAAGTCTGCTGAACCATCAAATGAACGCATTGTTGTGCGAAATTCTCTCCAACCACCAGTATCAAAGTGACTGCACTCTGTGGTGTCGGCGTTTTCTGTAATTGTGTATGATGTTAGTTGTGCGATTGCTGACGCATCTGCCTTTAGCACACCTGATTTACCTGCTACACATGCCATAGTTGTATACTCCTATAAAATGTTTAGTAGCAATAGTCTACTTGAAATACCAGTCTCATACTTCCGTATGGGCTGGCCTCGCCTAGTTCTACTGCTTCAATTCTTTGTAAAAAAATGTCTCGTGTCAGTGTATTTAACTGTTCGTCACTTTCAATGGTTTGTTCGACAGCCTCTGCAACAGTGTTGCGTTGACGATCTCGCTCCTTTCCGTTGACATACATCAATACGGACACTTCCATAGCGCACTCTCTGAGTCCGCTAAATGCTGCCCTAACACGCTCTTCGTTAGTTGACTCAATTACCACTGCTGGGAAACTGGTGCGAGCCAATTCTTCTAGAACGATAGGATCTCTACTAACTTGCCCTAACTTTACATTGCGTTGTGCTTTTAACACTTCAGTAACGCGGGCAACTATTTCTTCTCTCTTGCTCATCTATACAATCTGTCCTGAACGAAAGTAGTGATTTCACCGTTGCTTACGGTACTATCACCATTGGTATCGTATTCAATTCCCAACGCAAATTGTGTATCCAATTCTTCCGCATAACGCTCTTTGTAGAATTTAATCTGTTCAAGGAACACATCATCCACACGGAATGTTGAAAGTTTTGGACCAATATATGTAGCAAGAGCGCGATAAACAGTTGCTTTTGTCCACTGTGTCGCAGTTAACTTGGACTGGTCAAAGTTTGGTGCTGAATGGAACTTGTTCCAATAGCGGATACGGACCTGATCAATAACATCAGATTCAGCAAGTGCTATCTCATCACTCCAATCGTCAATACCATGGTCAAAGATATCTGTGACATACTGCTGTAGGGTTTCATTAGTTGCAAAAGTCATTTCTTTACTCCTGTATATGAGGGGGTGTCTTCACCCCCTCACGGTGTGCTTAATTAGGCTGTTAGTAGACGAACAGCACGGCTGCCGTCGATTAGGCCAACACCAGCGTGTAGACTTGCTACAACATCTGCACCAACTGCTGCTGCACGGCGCTGTGCTTCAACATTAACATTAGCGAACATTGCGATACGAGCAGCGTCTGCACCGAATACGCAACCGTCTTGTGCTGTCATGTATGCTGATTGGAATACGCGGATGCCACCAACTGAACCAACATAAGCGTTAGCCATTGCTGAGTTCTGTAGGTCTGAACCTGCGTATGATGCACTACCGATTGCCTTCATTAGGCCAGCGGCTGCTGCTGGTGATAGAACTGCTACTAGAGCACCCATTTCGCCGTTGCCGCGAATAACTGCTGCTGCGTCGAATAGTGCGTCTGTGTCAACTGAACCACCAGTTGTTAGTGTGCCTGTGATGCCAGCGTCTGCTAGAACTGCTGAAACATTAGCATCAAACTTTGCTGCAACTGCGTTACCTAGAACGCGGCCTAGATCTGCTGGGTTTACACCACCTAGATCACGGATAACATCTCTCGCTGCTATAATATTTGCTTCGATTGTTACTTTTGTTGCACTTACGCCTAGTGCTGTGAAGTCTTCAGCATTGTGAGCGCCTGAAGTTAGTTCTTCGGCTGTTACACCGTTGAATACTGGGATCTGTGCTGAGAATGAACCACCTGCAATCTGAGTCATTGGGACTAGACCACCTGTGATGTATAGTGAATTTTCCTGGGCAGTGTAAACTGCTGCGGCTTTTGTTGGCACCATTAGTGCCTCTAGGTCATATGCTGTATTCCACATATTATCAATCCTTTATGTTATGCTTGACCCGTTCTCATCATCTTTTTGTAAATTTCACGATGATCTGCACGAGTCATATCTAAATTTTTAAGATCAACCTTCTGGTTGTCTGTTATTCTACTATTGCTCTCGCTCGCTGTGCCGCTTGGGCCAGCAGCACGGAAGTATGTGTTGCTGTTTAAAAACTCGTCGACTAGTTGTTCAACAGTCATTGGTTCTGCGTTGTCATTGTAGCGGATTTGTCCGTCTTTATCTTTAACAACAGCATTGCCATTGGCATCAAGGGCTAATTGGTCACGCAATAGTTTAGCAGTTTGTTCTGGAGCAATACTCTTCAGTTTGCTTGATGCATTAATCAATGCACCATCAAGTTTAATACTCTCTAGTTGAGATCTTAAACTAGTGACTTCACTATCTGCTTTTTCTTTGGTCTTCTTTAATAGAGTCTCAAAGTCTTTGCGTTCCATTAACTCTTGCTCTTCCACACGCTCACGCAAACCTTTCAATTGACGATATTCGTCAGGATCAATGTCTGCGTATTTCTTGTTTACTTGAGCAATACGCTTTGCAATGATTTCATTCACTTCGTCCTGTGTGAATGTTTTCACCGCTTCCTGGGATTGATTTTGACCCTCTGCACTTGACCCAGTATCCTGTGCTTCAGTATTGTTAACCATGTTTTCAGTCATGTCTGTTTTCCTCGGAGGTTGTTGTATTATATTTATGCTTGAGTCCCATCAGTGGGACCTACGGCTAGATTATCGATCTCCTCGATAATATCGCGTAGTTCTTCAGCATCATCCACCATCATTTCTGCCACTTCTGCTAGCATGTATTGACGGAATCTTGGTGTTGGAACTAGTTCTATAGCCTTGCGGTATAGTTCTATTTCACTGTGGTTATCACGCACATCAAAACTTTGTGCATATTCAATTTCAAATTCTTCTGGTAGTTCAATTCCCTGCCAGTCTGCCCATATTGCCCACATCTTTTGTTCTGTTTCACTGAGT